AGAAGGATACACTCTTGACGAATGGATGGAAAACTGGGGCTGGGAAGAGTAACTGTAGCCTCTAAAATGTCCTAGTATTGTAAGAGATCAAACCATCATGTTTACTAATCTTTTTGAAGACGGTTCTCTACAAGAATACATCAATCAGAACGCCAAAGATCCTTGGATTGGTACTCCTTTTGAGGGATATGTTCACATGTCCCCTAAACAAAAGGGTGAGTTTGGTGAGCGTTTTGTATCAAAGTTTTTCACAGATATGCTCCTATGTGATGTCAAACGTGCCAAAACATCCACTGCTGGTCATGATCGTGTGATTGACAATATCCGCACTGAGATTAAGTTCTCTCTTGCTACTAGAGATAAGAAAGGTGGTGTAAAAGCAGATCAATTTATCATCAACCACGTTTCTAAGGATAAAGATTGGGAACGATTGGTGTTCTTTGGTATCAATGAGAAAGAAGAAGATTGCCGATTCTTCTGGTTCACTAAGGAAGATTTTCTGAAGCATCTTGAATCTGAAGAAAATTGCTTCGCTGCACAACAAGGTGGCAAAAGTATTGGCAATGATGATTACATTTGCACAAAAGTGTCAAGTCTGTTAGAGTGTTCCTTTGTCAAGAGTGTAACCGAATGGTAAATCTTTTACTTGGTGATTGTCTGGAATTGCTGCCTACTATAGCAGACAATTCTGTTGATATGTTGCTAGTAGATTTGCCTTATGGCACAACTGCTTGCAAGTGGGATAGTATCATTCCATTGGATAAGTTGTGGGAGCAGTACAATCGTATATGCAAAGAAAACGCAGCGATGGTATTCACTGCAGCTCAACCTTTCACAACGATTCTTGCTGCCTCAAACATTCAGAATCTAAAGTATGAATGGATCTGGGAAAAACCACAGGGAACTAATCCTATGAACGCTAAAGTTATGCCTCTTAAGAGTCATGAAAACATTTTGGTATTTTATAGGAAGAAACCAATATACAATCCTCAGATGTGGTATTCAACCCCGTACAGTGGGTTTAAGTCTGAGACTGCAAAGATTGGTGAGGTTTATGGTAAACAGCAATCTAAGCATCGCGACAATCCAGAGGGGTCACGATACCCTAAGACCATCTTAAAATTCAAACAGGAGAAAGGTTTACATCCAACCCAGAAACCTGTAGGACTAATGGAGTATTTGATCAAGACATATACCAATGAAGGTGATACTGTCCTTGACAATACGATGGGATCAGGTACAACTGGTATTGCCTGTGTAAACACTAATCGCAATTTTATTGGAATGGAAAGTGATGCAAACTATTATGCTATTGCAAAAGAAAGAATGGAACCCAATCCTCTAGAAAGTGCCCTACTGTAGCCTCTAAACTGTCCTAGTATTGTAAGCATCACTCAACCATGAAATCTTCAAAAAATTGGAAAGCTTACTGTCAGGTTTCTTTCAATGCACTAAATGCTAACGTTGATAACTGGGGTGATCCTGATTTCTTTCGACCAATCACCCGCAGTTTCTATGAACAAGTTTTCAGTTCTGGATATAATTATTCTGAATTGATTAGTGAAGAGGCAAAGAATAATCCAAACCAACGTACTCACGATCATTATCTCTCACCTCAGTTTATTTGTCGCATGATTATGGACAGTCCTGAGATATATCTGTCTGATTATGACATTTTTGAAAATTTGTTTAATCTTGCTCGAACAACCATTTGCGTGACCAAGAAACAAAACAAACAACTCAGTCTGCTCACTAACAACGATGGTACAGATTACAAGGTATATGTACCAACAGATCGTAAATATGAGCATCTTGGTATTAAACTCTACCAAAGAATTGGACGGAAGTGGACAGATGCTGTTGAATATGATACCAATATCGTGTCAGCACCCAAAGATCTCCTTAATTATGAGAAAAACTTTCTAGTCTGATCCTAACTGTAGCCTCTAAACTGTCCTAGTATTGTAAGCATCACTCAAACACATGGGAACTCGCTCTCGCATTGGTATTCAACTCAAAGATGATAGCATCCTGAGCATCTATCAGCACTGGGATGGTTATCCCGAGTGGACTGGTCGCATTCTTAACACTCATTACAACTCCCGCGAGAAAGCAGCAGAGCTGATTGATGGTGGTGATTGTTCCTCTATCTGGACAAATGAGCGTTGGACTGGTAAACAACTTGCTCCTTATGTGACTGAAATCAAAGAAGAAAAAGAGTATGGACCTCAGTATTACTCTGGACGCAATGAAAATTGCCCTCCTCGCCTTGATGATAGCGTCTTTGAATATCTTGAAAAAGAGAATAATGAGGAGTATGCTTATGTTTGGACGGTAAATAATAAGTGGGTTTGCATGAATATGAATCAGTTTGATAATTCTAAAGCACCCGAAAAAGTAGAGATTCCAGCAGGAGCATTAGCAGTATGAAACCTGAAGACATTGAGTTAAACAGTATCAATGGATCGTTTGAGTTTGAGAAACTTTCCCGTGACATTGATACTATTGGTGATCTTGAGACATGTAAAACCATGTTGAAAGCATATGTCAAACTCTATATCAAACAAAGAGAAACACTTTCATCTTCCTTTGGAATTAAACCACAATGACTGAAAAAGAAATGGAAAAAGATGCTCAGGAGTTCTGGGATCGTTGTGAGAAAGAAGCAGCAAGATTAGAACTTACAATGGATTATTATTTGATGGAGTTTGTGGATGGTTTTGAATTAACTAAATACTCTTGAGGATTAAGATCTAAAGAGATGAAGACATTTGCCCAATTTGTATCTGAAGCATATGATAAAGATGTGATGGGATCATCGCAGATCAGAAAAACTGGTCAGCGTGGTGAAATTGGGCGTGACCGTCGTAAATCAGAACCAGAAAAACGAAGAATGAAAGCTGCTGGTGGCGGCAAAATGGTGCCTGCTAAGTCATACAAAGACCGCAAGGATATTGGACAACAGAGACAAGCATCCACCAGAGTACAACAACCTGAGAAAGAAAGAGGATCTGCTGAGGTTAAACAATCGTATGCAGATAAGGTGAAGGCAGAGAGAAAGAAAGCAGCACAAGCTAGAATCGCTGCTAAGAAAGGAGGAACCAAAGCTCCTGAGAAGAAAGCAACACCAACTGCATCACAACTTCTCACCAAGAAGAAGAAAACTGAAACCTCACCCAATTACAAACCTCAGAAAACTTCAGGGTATTCTAGAGATGAGCGTCGTAAATTAAAGAGAGCAGGTGACAGATTAGTGCGTGACATTCGCAAGGGTACAGACAAACCCGCAAGTCATTATCAACCATAAGATGCTCTGAGACCCCTCTAAAATCGCCTGTAACAGTGTTGCAGGCGTTTTTTAATGCACTGATACCCTTCGCTTGCTAATTCTAACTGTAGCTTGTAAAATGTCCTAGTAGTGTGAGGGACACATCCCCACAAATCAATTATCAAAAACAGATGAACGAAAAAATCACACAGGTTAAGACCTTCGTGAATGAGAATGTTTCTTCTGAACTTCTCAAAAACATTGGAATCTCGACTGCTATTCTGTTTGTCGTGATTGTTTCGCAACTTATTCTTCATGAAGTTGTGATGGTTGTTGATAGCATTCCCGTTTTCAATGGTATTATGGAAATCATTGGATTGGTTGCTTTCATTAACTTTACCCGCAATAATCTCATCACTGCTGAACAGCGTGGCGCACTGGTTGAGAAAATTCAGAACACCTTCAACGAAGTTATTGCCTGAAAAGTTTTCTTATGAAATACACTAAAGAACAACTTGTAGACGCATTGTGTGCGGAATGGGATTGGTTATGTCATGATGATTTTGACCCTGAAAATGATCCTAGTCCAGAAGAGTTTCGTGAATCAATGGAGAAATTGACGGCAGAACAATTGATTGAAGAAACATGGACTGACGAAGAATTTACACTTGATGAATACATGGAACGCTATGGGTAATTGTAACTGTAGCTTGTAAATAGATCGGTGAATATAATGAGACCCGCAAGGGTCTTTTTTATATGTAATCAATCCCTGCATCTATGAACTGTTGTCTGTAATAGTTTGCGATAGGTTTGAAGGACTTGATGTCAGTTGAACCACGCACATTATTGACGCATTTAAGACACCAGCACAGATTATCAGGGTGATTAGCTTCTTCTCTAGTCATTCCCATAGTGTAACATATAGACAGAGGAATGATATGATCTAATGATCTTTTTCTAGGATCATTTGGATTTGCTATACCATCGGTGTCGGCAAATTTAATTCCTGTGTGATAACAATAGTCTGTTTCTTCTAGGACAGGTCTAGCATCACACCTCTTATTTTTTGTTGTTCCTACTCTTGCCCTGCTATGTCTGCGTCTTGCTTCATTGCCAGCGAGTCTAATCCATTCATTCATATCTTTAATGAATGGGGGATTTTCATAGACAATGTTATTTCTTTCTGCTATGTTCATAAGGTAGATGGTGCCCGTCTACTTTATTTAGTATAACTGTAGCCTCTAAAGTGTCCTAGTTGTATGAAAGCAACCGCACCTGTGAAAAATACTCATTTGGAACATCCAGAAGACGCAATCTTGACGGGTGATCTCAGTGTGCTTGATTGGTTCTCTGAAGAAGATTCTATCATCAGCACAAAAATTGATGGAAGTCCAGCAATAGTTTGGGGGCGCAATCCTGCTAATGGTAAGTTCTTCGTTGGCACTAAATCTGTGTTCAACAAAGTAAAAATCAAGATCAATCATTCTCATGAAGAAATTGACCAAAACCATGAGGGTAAAGTTGCGCGTATTTTGCACGCTGCTTTTGATTGCCTTCCTCGTACATCTTCTATCGTTCAAGGTGATTTTCTGGGGTTTGGTGGCAGTGATACTTATCGCCCCAACACGATTACTTACATCTTTCCTGAAATAATTGCTCAGGATATTATTGTTGCACCCCACACAATCTACAAGGCAAAGAGTGATCTTCGCAATGCGATTGCATCTCCTTTGACTAGCAAACTCATCAGCACTTCTGAATGTTTGTTTGTGCAACCTGATGTTAGCATTGATCCTTACCGTGAGGATTTGGCAGATGTTTGTAAGTTTGCCAAGCAAATGTCTACTCTATGTGAGTTTGTAACTCCTGCCAAAGCAACAAAAATCAAAAAAGCAATAAACACCTGCATTCGTGAAGATGTTCCCATCCTTGAAGATTTGATTGCAGAAAAATGTGATTGTGATGTCAACCTGATTCGATTGTGGAAGTTGGTATCATCAATCAAGGATGATTTGTTCTGCTTTATCTCTGAAGATGATGACATTGTGTGTCAGATTGGTGATGAACAATCGTTGCATGAAGGTTACTGCATCTACAACAAATATGGGTTCTTCAAAGTTGTTGACCGTGAAGAGTTTTCCCGTGCCAATTTTATCATGGAAAAAACCTGGTAATGCTTACTGTAGCTGGTAAAGTGTCCCAGTAGTATGAACGCAATTTACGCAAACTCCACTCACACTCAAAACATTATGACCTTTTGTGCTCCTGAACTTAAAGCAACTTATCTCACTGAATGTTTGATTGAAGTGTTGAATAATCAGTGGAAGGTTGATGCGATTGAATCCAGTCGCTCTGTTTATACTCAACTTGAGATGGAGATTGGTCGTAAATATATCAAAGTTTGGTCTTATCTTGTCGGTGATGAGGGAAGAATCAGAGGACGAAGCTGCTGGATGTTCGTTGATAAGAATTCTGGTGAATGTTACAAACCTGCATCATACAAAGCACCTGCAAAAGGTGTCCGTTATCTGATCACTCAGTTGGCAGATAATCCTCACGTTTGTGATGCTTACGGTTCCTTTCTTTATCTCTGATTATGATTCAATCAAAAGCACAAATGCTCAAAGTAATTGCAGATGTGTCACAACTTTATACTCTCTCCCGAGAGGAGAAGTTTCAAGTTTTTGCTAATGTGTGTGATAATATGTTACATGCAGGACAGATTACCAAAGCACAACACACTCGCTGGACTAACATTTTTTAATTATGAACATTGACGACCAATTAATTTCTATCATCGACCGACTAACAAATGCCGTGAATGTTTGTTATTCTGTTCAAAATGCAAGTTATGAAGAAAGGGAGAAGAATTATGAACTTCAGTATCCCTTTGCTGCTGGTTATTCTCGCAGTGCGATGAATGATGCAATCGACAATTTGAGTGACATTGTATCGCAAATTAGAAAGGGTGACTAACTGTAGCTTGTAAAGTGTCCCAGTAGTAAGTTCACTCGCTTTTTTTCTAAATGCAACTCACTTCCAAAGATGGCAACATGGTTGTTGACTTCTATCCTGTCAAATTTAACGATGGAAC